ATTGTCTGTGAAGGACCATTTGATGCTATGAGCATAGATGGTGTAGCGGTATTGAACAATGAATGCAATGAAACACAAGCAGACATTATAGAGTCATTGGGCAGAGAAGTCATAGTAGTAGCAGATCGAGATCGTGCTGGTGCGAAAATGATCAACAATGCCATTGAATATGGATGGTCGGTGAGTTACCCCGTGTGGTTAGAAACCTGTAAAGACGTTAATGAAGCAGTGGTAAAATATGGCAAGTTGTTTGTGCTGAAAACTATCTTAGACAGCAAGCACTCGAGTAAACTCAAGATTGAACTAATGAAGAAAAAGTTATATGCTTAAAGAATTACAAGGATTCCATATTGAGCCTACTAACATGTGTACTCTTAAATGTCCACGATGTAGTCGCACAGAATTTATCGAACAATTTCCAAAGAAATGGGCTAATAAAAATTTAAATCTAGATCATTTAAAATCATTTTTAGATATAGATCTCACAGGCAAAGTTATAAATCTTTGCGGAAATTATGGTGATGCGATATATTATGATCGATTATTTGATATGATTAAATATTTTAAAGATCAAGGATCACGCATATCTTTAGCAACCAATGGCAGTTATAAATCTGTTAACTGGTGGAATGAATTAGCTTATTTAATAGATGATCGTGATAGTGTGGTATTTGGCATAGATGGATTACCTTCTACATTTACTCAATATAGGATTAATGCTGATTGGACGTCAATTGAAACGGGTATAAATGTACTTAAAAATAGTTCTGCCAAGTTAATTTGGCAATATATTCCATTTTCATTTAATGAATTTGATATTGATGCCGCTAAGATACTATCACAAGAATTGGGATTCGATAAATTTTTAATCAGACCTAGTGAACGTTGGGACATAGATGATCAATTTAAACCAGCACAAAATTTAGATCCAATTAACCAAGCTAAAATACATTGGAAAAATAATGATATATCTGAAATAAATCCTTTGTGTAAAATAGATCACACACAACATTACATCTCAGCTGATGGATTTTATACTCCCTGTTGTTTTGTAGCAGAACATCGTTGGTATTATAAAACCGAATTCTTTAAGAATCAAGATTTGTATGACATAAGTAAGACTACTATTACTAAAGTCTTAGATCACCTTAAAGACTTTTATTCTACACTAGAAGATGCTAAACTAAATTATTGTACTTTTAATTGCCCTAAACTATGACAAAAGAATACTCCCCAGAACTACAGAAACTATTTTTAGAAATGATGCTAGAAGACGCACAGAGTTATGTGCGTGTGCAGAACATCTATAATGCAGAAAACTTTGATCGTAGCCTGCGTGAAGTGGCTAAGTTTATCAAATCACACACAGATGATCATAAAGCCATGCCCACACATGAACAGGTCAAGGCAGTTACAGGTGTCGATCTTAAGCGTGTACCAGACCTAACAGAAGATCACTACAGTTGGTTTATGGCAGAGTTTGAAGGCTTTACACGTAGGAATGAACTTGAACGTGCGATCCTTAAATCAGCAGATTTGCTGGAAAAGGGAGATTATGATCCTGTAGAAAAACTGATCAAAGATGCAGTTCAAATATCGTTAACCAAAGATATGGGCACAGATTATTTCTTAGATCCACGTGCTAGATTATTAGCGATTAAAAGTAACAACGGGCAAGTCAGCACTGGCTGGCCGACCTTAGACAAGCGATTGTTTGGTGGCATGAACCGCGGTGAACTTAATATCTTTGCAGGCGGATCTGGTAGTGGTAAATCTCTGTTCATGCAGAACATCGCCATCAATTGGTGTACGCAAGGACTTAACGGTGTGTTCTTAACCTTAGAACTCAGTGAAGGCCTGTGTGCCATGCGTATGGACAGTATGGTAGCCAACTGTAGCACTAAAGAAGTGTTCAAGGATCTCGACACTGTTGAGATGAAAGTTAAAATGGTAGGTAAAAAGTCTGGAGCACTGCGTATCAAATACATGCCGGCACAGAGTAATGTGAATCAAATCCGTAGTTACTTAAAAGAACTACAAGTACAAACTGGATTACGAGTAGACTTTATCATGGTAGACTATTTAGATTTGGTCATGCCTGTGAGTGCTAAAGTATCGCCAAATGACTTGTTTGTCAAAGACAAGTATGTATCTGAAGAGTTACGTAATCTAGCACGTGAACTTAATATCTTGATGATCACAGCGTCACAACTTAATCGTGGAGCAGTAGAAGAAATTGAATTTGACCACAGTCATATCGCAGGTGGATTAAGTAAGATCAACACAGCAGATAACGTGTTTGGTATCTTTACTTCCAGAGCCATGCGTGAACGTGGTCGCTATCAACTTCAGCTTATGAAAACCCGTAGTTCAAGCGGCGTAGGTATGAAAGTAGATCTAGAATTTGATTTAGAAACACTGCGTATCACTGATCCAGGTGAAGAAGCACAGGAAAGTGGCCTACGTGGAGTTGGTGCAACCAATATCCTGAGTCAGATCAAAACAGGTTCAACAGTGGCACCAAGTGAAGAATCTAAAATCCAAGCAGGTGTAGACAGTAGCAAACTTAAGAGCATGTTAGCTGGGCTTAAAAATACCTCAGGATGATACCCTATGATCAGATTAGAGAAGTTCATCTAGAAATCTCATCCCTGTGTAATGCTCGTTGTCCGTTATGTCCCCGTAATTTCCGTGGATACCCTTATAACGATGGTTATATTGAAGCTAATTTGACATTAGATAATGCCAAGCATATTTTTACCCCTGACTTTTTAAAACAACTTACACGTATAAATATCAATGGCAATTTTGGTGATGCTGTGATGAATCCCGAAACACCGGATATCGTTGAATATTTTAGATCACAGAATAACGATTTAATCATAGATATTAGCACCAATGCATCAGCTAGAGATAAATCTTTTTGGCAACGATTAGCCCAATCAAAAGTAAATGTTTTATTTTGTTTAGATGGATTAGAAGACACACATCATCTGTATAGACAAAATACCAATTGGAAAACTATTATAAAAAATGCTAAAATTTTTATATCAGCTGGCGGAATGGCTGTATGGAAAATGATTCAATTTGATCATAATCAACATCAAATTGACAACTGTAAAAAGTTAGCAAAACAACTAGGGTTTACAGATTTTGAATTAGTAGATCATGGAAGAGATAGTGGGCCGGTGTATGATAAACACGGAAATTTACTACACGTTTTAGGCAATTATCAAGGTGAAACTAATTTTGAAATATTGTTCCATAAAAAACGTACGGATATGGTATTATTAGAAGATATTATACCTTACGTCAAACCTAAAAATAATATAGATTGTTATACCAAAAAAGCAAAATCAATTTATATTAGCTCAATTGGCGATGTATATCCTTGCTGTTATATGGGATTCAATCCCAAAACCTATAGCAAGGGAGAATACCACGAAGCGGTTAATGCACAGATAGCTCCGTTAATTTCTAAAAACAATGCATTAGAATACAGCTTAGATGAGTGTATACAGTGGTTTAGTCACGTTGAAAAATCTTGGACTAAAGATACATTCGAAAATGGTCGTTTAGTCTGCTGTAATGATAACTGCGGATTTGATAAATAGTTTAAATTGGAGTAAAAATTGTGCAGAAACGCACCCGTAGCATACTTACAGAGCTTGACGAATTACTCACGCACAAAGACAAGGAAAATCTTCTTGAATCACGTGCTAATAACATCATCAACGGTGCTATTAACCTAATCAAGTATATCCGTGAAAACTATGATATTGAAACTGCTACTAAACTTGAAAATCGTTTATTAAACGCCATCAAAGGCCAAGATCCTGCTAAATTCTCTCGCGGCATTAGGAAAATTCAAAATGAAGATTAATGAGGTAACGGTAAAAGAAGCATCATTAGGCCAACTTGGTGCTGGTATTAAAGGTATAGGACAAGGAATCGCAGGTGCATTTAGATCAGGTGAAAAATTTGCCCCGATCCAAGGATTCAAAGCCGGTTGGCAAACCAAAGGTGCGGCTCAGGCACAGAACAAACAAGTCAAGGATATAACCACACAGGTATTACAAAAGTGGGCAGCCTATAATCAAAACATCAAAACTAATAAAAATAGAGATGCTAATACACAAGAGGCAACAGCATGGCTAACACAATTCTTTGGCGGACAGAATCCCACATCACCACCAACTGGTACCAATCCAGTACAGATCCAACAATGGTTACAGAAGGAAGTAGCTGGCTATATGGCTAACCAAGAAACGCCGGCAGAACCACCAGTTGAGTTACCAGATATCACCAAGTTAAATAGAGAAGAGTTGTTACAGTTAAGACAACAGCTACAGGCGGCATAACTATGAAAACAGCAGATTTCAATGAATTATTAATAGAAGAACACAAATCTAAAGGCACTGTACTTCTTGAAAGTGTATGCCATGACCTTACTAAAGAACAACGTCAAATTGTAGAAGGTATCTACAAAACATTTGAACCATTGATGGAAGTGGCATTAAAGCCTGATCAAATCCAACAGGTGTTTACACAAGTTAATCAAGCTAAAGGCAATCGCACATTAATAGGTAAAGGTATTGATGCGGCTAAACAAGTAGATGATGCTGTTAATAAGGTCGGAAAATGGCTACAAAATACTACACCAGTACAGGGATTTGATCAAAAGTTTGAACAATTAAAAACTGCAGTCAGCAAAAAATTTCCAGCATTAGATAAAAATCTAACAGCATTGGGAACATGGGCAAAAGAAAACCCAGGTAAAACAGCGGCTATCATAGGTGTGCTTACTACTTTAGCTGCCCTTCCAGTTGTAGGTGGTGCTACTGGTGGTTTAATCGCTGGTCAGATATTACGTGGTGTTACAGGATTGATCAAAGGTGAAAAATTATCAACAGCGATCGGACAAGGTCTAAAAGCTGCAGCCTACGGTTGGTTAGCTGGCAAGTCTATGGAAGCCATTGGCAGTATGATTACACGTATGGCACAAACTTTCAATATGGTACCACTACAAGGGTCAAGGTCTTATTTTGAACAAAGCGTGGGAATTCCTGGTGCTCGTGATATTAGTGCGACAGGTAAGATCATTGGGACTAATTCACAAGTTACTAAATTTAATGACATGTTTACCAAGGCTACAGAATTATGGCAAAATAAACAATATGACCAAGCTTCTGCTTTATTCGATCAATCTATAGTCTATGCCAAACAAGTCACTGATGCTACGTTAAAAGCCACAGGTGGACAGTGGGATAAAAGCTATAATAATTTACAAACAATACTTCAAGGATTATCGGCAGCGGCACAGGGTGCAGCCACAGGTGCTACTGCTATGGATAAGCAAGGAAAACCTGCTACAGATAGCAGTGAAGCAACTCCATCACAACCAGCACAAGCAGAAAGCCGTGACCTTAGTCACAAACAAGTTCTAGCATTGTTTGAACGTGTGGCACGACTAAACAATCGCATGATCACAGAAGGCCGATTGGAAGAAGGCATCTGGGATGATATTAAATCAGGTGCAGGTAAAGGTCTACAAGGTATTAAGAACGTAGCAGGCAAGGCAGTGGGCGCCGTAGCACAAGGTGCCGCCAAAGTTGGTCGTAGCATGACAGCAAAAGTGACAAGTGACGCATTAACCAAAGCATGGCAGGCTGCAGGATCGCCAACAGACAGTGTAGAAATTGAAAAACTATTACAAGCACAAGGTGTTAACCCTGAAGTTATTAGTACAGTGTTTAAGGCTAATAGTATTCCTGTAAGTCAAGCTACAACAGCCGCACAACCAATGCCAGATGTTATGTCAACTAACAGAGCTGAAACTCCAACACCTGCAGAACCAGCAACAGCTAGTGTTGGTCCAGGTGCACAAGTAGCGCAACAACAAGCACAACAAGCACCTCAGCAGACTACGCAACAACCCGCTAGTGCAGAACCCGCAACAAGCCCAACAGGCCAAGGTGCAATGGCACAGGGTGTACAACAAGCTCAAGGTAATCAACAAGCTCAAAGTCAACAACAGCAACCAAGTGCAACTGCATCTAAGTTACCTGATATTACTAGACTAACTCCAGAACAGAAAAAACAATTACTAGCACAGATTGACAAACAATTAGCAAGTATGCCGGCTGCAATAGCACAACAACCAACGCCCCCAGCTACACAACCACCGGTGGCAACAGCACCAACACAATCAGCAACAGCGAATAAGATGCCTGCATCAACAACTCCTACGGCTACAACACAACAGGCGATAGCCGCTAAGATGCCAGTGGCTGCCAAAACTGCCAAACCCAAAGTACCATATTCCGCGGTCGCACAGAAAGCCCAACCAGCCAAGGTATCTGCACCACGCAATCCAGGTGCGCCAACTGATACAGAATACAACAAATTCCAAGACCTATTAAAACAGGCATTAGATAAACAAGGTGCATAATGAAGTTATTTGAGATAAAACGCCAGACACCCGGTTTCTTGCTTACAGAAAGCAAGAACGTGCACCTCGAGCACCTCGAGGACCTAATATTCAACAAGGGCTATGCAGGTGCAGAAGAAGCCCTAGACTACCTCGAAAGCCTGCGCCACATGCTGGCAGAAGGCACAGGTACTACGACTCAACTCACAGTCAAATGGGATGGATCACCAGCGATCATCTGTGGTATCGACCCAGAGGACAGTAAATTCTTTGTAGGCACTAAAGCAGTGTTCAGCAAGGGTGAGCCCAAGCGTGCTAAGAGCGCAAAACAAATACAAGAATGGTACGGTGATCAACCTGAACTAGCTGAAATCTTGATGTCAGCATTAAAATATCTCAGCAAATTAAATATCGGTGGTGTGGTACAAGGTGACTTGTTATTCACTCCGGGTAAGATTACCAAGGTAGAAGTCAATGATGAACTCTGTTATGTGTTCACTCCCAATACCATCACCTATGCTGTGCCTGTTGACAGCCATCTAGGTCAACGCATAGCACAAGCTAAACTAGGTATCATATTCCATACTACATATACTGGCGGCGATACTATCGACACGATGTCTGCACAGTTTGGTGTAAACGTTGGTAGTCTCACCCAGACCAGAGACGTATGGTTTGATGATGCTACATACAAAGACTACACAGGCGTAGCCAGCTTGACTCCAACGGAAAATGCCAAGATAGAAAAATATCTAGCCGCAACTGCTAAGACCATGCAGAAGATTGGCAGCCAACGCTTTGACATCGTCTTAGAAGATCGTGAATTTAATCGCATGATCAAGCCCTTCATCAACAAGATGATCCGTGCAGGCATCCAGGCTATAGATCCTACAGCCTTTCTCAAGGATTTTATAGCACACTATAATCAAGAAATGATGAAAGGTGTGGAAGACCCCACCAGTCGCGTGGCACAGAATCGTGTGGCTAAGATCAAGGCCAAAGAACAGTGGATCGCTGACAACAGCAATAATCTAGTGGGAATCCTAGCAGTATACAAGAGAATGATCGAATTAAAACACATGCTATTAGCTAAACTACAGAAGGTAGAAGGTATCGGAACATTCCAAAAGACCAACGACGGCTACAAAGTAACAGCACCAGAAGGATTTGTTGCTATAGGACACGATGGTGGCGCTGTTAAACTGGTGGATCGTTTGACCTTCAGTAGGATGAATTTTTTGAAGTCGGCATAAATAAAAGTATGCGCGAAAGCGTACAAACTTAGGAGAAATATAAAATGGCAACAATTACAAGAACAAATGGTGGTGCACGTAATCTAGGCACAGATGCAGGTAACATTGCAGTTACAGGCCGCACGCTTACACACTACACAGTAAC